CCGTTTCCTCGTACGTCGTGTTTCTTCTGCTGAGAAAGGGCTTGTGCCACTTAGCTTCCCACTTTGCGACGGAGACCAAAGAATGCTCTAAGGTCAGCGCCTGCTCCTTGGTGTAATAGAACAAATTGTTGACGTCGTCGTATTGTTCGCTTTTCGGAATAACGACCTTGAGCATCTTCGTCCTCCGAGATCAGATCAGGCTTTTGCAGGTGCTGCGGCTGTATCGGGCTTAGCGTCGCTGGGGAGAATAGCGGAAATAAAAGCGTTAGCCGCATCGCCCGTTTCGTCACCGAGGAGCTCCATATAAAGTACGTCGTACGCTCCCGTCTGTGAAAATTCGAGCGAGATCTCTTTACTCTTGATGAATCGTTTGCCGTCGGGCGACTTTATGCCATACGACTTGAGGATAAGCTCCTTGAAGATAGCCGCGATCTTCGGCACGTCTTTTGTTGATGTGATATCATGGATCATGCGCTCAAGTCCGCCGGTCGTCGAAAGATTCATCTCGTTGATCTCGGCTCGCGAGAGGTTGAAGTAATGATCCTCCTCCCTCTCGACGCCGTTAAAGTCCGTATACTTTATCGTTTTCTTAAGCATTTTGAAAATCTCCTTTCGTTTCTAAAACAGGTTGTCTATCAAGTTGTTTTCATGAGTTCCTTGATCTCATTGGGCAACGGAAGTCTCGGATCTGTGCCGCCCGTTCCGCCCGTACCGTCTGTGCCATAAACGATCGCTTCGAGAGCGGCGAGCTTTGTCGGGTCCGCCGTAGTTGAGTTGATAGTGACGATAGAGGTCGGCTCGCAGCCTTCCACCTCGACCGGGATCGTTTCGATATCCCATGAGAACGTTATAGCATCGGGATTCTCATTCATCGTTTCATAAGCCTTCTCCACGGGTGCGGCAGTCGCGCCGTAAACAAAGTGGAGCTTGTAGCCGTGTGCGTAATCATCGGTGTCGTTGCCAATAGTGGTGCGGTAGCATAAGCCGAACGCCTTGCGTTTCTGCTGACCGATAATGACGCCGGGCGCAATCTCCTTCTCGCCGCAGCATTCGCCAAATTCATCGGGATAGGTGAAAGCTTCGGCTGTAGACTTAAACTCTTCCTTTGTTCTCGGTGCCGCGTACTTGATGTCGTCGGCGTACATCGGGTTTGCCTCGGCGCCGTCGGGCTTCTCTGTAATATTCGTCATACCGTTCCAAGCAACGCCCTTGGCATAGGTGCCGTTTGAGTTCTGCGGGAAAAGGACCGTCTTTTTGACGCCAAGCTCGTAAAGCCTTTCACCCACAGCGTCCCATATAAGTTTAGCCATAGTAATGTTCCTCCTTAGTAATGCAATGTTAAAACATCGTGATGTAGGTTTTCTGATTCAAAGGTGCGGTCGTGTCGACAAAAAGGAAAATGCTTCAACAAATTTTCAGCGATCTCGCTGTCGGGGTCTTTATCCACGACAGTTACCGCATACTCATTCGTCAAGGCATAGATCTTATTGTCCGCATACCGCGCTTTTATCTTGTTTTTCTTGTAAATAATACAAGGGTATTTCAATTTTATCGACTCCGGCGGCTGATAATATACATTCCCTGAGCCGAGAACGGAGACGAGTTCTCTGTGCAGCTTAATCCTGCTTGCCATTGTAAACATCTCCTATAGTCAGCAGCAGACGAGGGTATCTCACCTCGACGCTTGTAATTTTCCATTTAGCCCCCATAAATTCGACATACTTCATGCTGTGGAAATTCTCATAAGCATACGGGTCGGCTATGATGCTCAGCTCGTTCGACACGTTGATGTTGTCGTTTATCTTATCAGCTGTCTGTAGTCTTCTCGTGTTTCGGAGTATGTCGCCGAAATATGATCTTTCGGTGACGATCTCGTCCCACACGCCGGGCTGTGTCTCCGATTCCTCCGTATGCACATAGCCTATAGTCCCGTAAAACTTATCCATTTTGAAATTCTCCCTGTATTATTCTGTGACGTCTTCCTCGATTGCGATCGCGGAATATGCTCTCGTGAGCGCACCGGAAAGTCTCGTCTCGATGAGGAACTTCTGCTTGTTGAAGTCGATGTCGAACTGGTCGAAGCGTGTGATCTCGCCTCCCTTTGTCGAACCTACAACATAGTCGTCGAGATCAACAAAGATACCGTGGAGCAGCTTTGTTCTTTCTACGCCGTTTACGACTACCTTTCTCGTTCTGCCGGCAAACTGCTGAGCCGTCTGAATAGACTTGACATTGAGCGCCTTTGCGAGGTCGGCAACATCTGTATAGATGCGTCTGCCGTTAAGGTCGCGAGCGAGAAGCATCGTATTAAGGCTGTGATCATCGCAGTAGTATGTCAGCTTACCGCTGCCTCTGTACTGTTCTCTCGCATAGAGCGCTGTCTTTATCATAGCCTCGGCGTAGATGTATTCCTCACCGAAGTTTGCGGTCGTGTTCGTGCCCTGCAGCTCGGCACGCATACTATCCATATCAAGGTCAACGTGGATAGTGTAAATATCGTCGTCAGTCCAGATTGGGCGAATGTTCTCCTCGGGTATCTTATCATTGTCGCCGTCTTCTTTGCCGTCGCCGAGCATGATCGCCGTTGCTACCGCCTCATAGAGCAGCTGTCTCATGAGACCGTACTCATACTCAACAACGTCGAAGTCTGTAATATCAACGATGTCGTCGCGGTGCA